TTGGTAATGTAGCAACTGCTTCACAGAATATCAAGATTGGTAATACCAGTACTGATAGTATCATCACAATTGGTGATAGTGTTGATGGTTCTAATGCTAATAAGTCTAAGATTACTATCGGTGGTGCATTTGCAAGTACTGAGTCTGACTCTTTTGTACAGATAGATGCTAAGGCACTTAAGACTGCTGGTGATGTAATACTTGGTACTAGAAGAGGACTTAGTGATACTACTAAGTTTGAATCTCCTTCAGGAACTGTTGAGTTCTTATCTGGTAATAGTGCAACCAATATAGTTGATTTTGCTACTAATTCTTCTACATTAAGGATCGCTGGTCAGGGTGGTACTACTACAATTAGAAATAACCTAATTGTTGATGCTACATCAAGGTTTAATGCTGATGTAACATTATGTGGTGGTAATGCTTCTTACTCCTTCGTTGGACGTAGAGCACAGGCAGGTTCTGCAATTCAGAGTCATACAAGTGGTGTTCTTGGTAACAATATATTTGATAGTAATGTAGATTTGATTACTGTCTTAGTTTCTTCTGCTAATACAGGTGAACTTAATAAGATTGATACTGCTGGTTCTGGTGATTGGGGTGGAACTGCATATCAACAAACTCCTTCTGGACAGAGTGCTGCTACATTCCCAACATTAACTGGTGATAAGTACTACTTACCTATTAAGAGAACTCCTTACGATGTTAATGGTACTCAATATTATAATGAGAATGACATTCTACTTATTGATACAGTTGAACAAGGAACTGAGTATGCTGAATTTGTTAAGATTACACGTCTTCCACAAATTAATAGCACACCATACTACGTTGAGGTACAGAGACAACCATTTGGAACTCTATCAACAGTAAGTACAGAGCATCCTGATACAACAAACATTTATAAGTGTATTGTTCAGTATGATGCTACATGGACTACTGCTGTTATTGATGGTTCTGGAGCAGAAGATAATGTTTACTTATCTCAGTTTGGTGGAGTATTATCAGGTTCTGATACTCGTACTACAGGACAACCTGGTGATTATGTAATTATTTCTCGTCCTGCTGGTGGTGCTGATGGTGAGATATTTGAACTTAAGACTACATTATCACAGGTTGCTAAGAAGTTATCAGTTAAGAATGGTTGTGATACATCCAATCCAATAACTGTATTTGAAGTTAACTCTGTAACAGGTGACATAACAATTAATGGTGATCAGTATTATACTGGAGCACTTACTTTAAATGGTACATGCACAACACCATATATTAATGCAACTACTAATAAGAAGTTAACTATAACAAATGGTGGTGGTACTAAGACCTTTGAGGTTGACACTTGTACAGGTGACACAACGATTGGTAATACACATGGACATCACTTCTGTGTTGCTGAATCTTTCGCTACATCACCTGCTGCATACACAACTACTGATGTAGTTCATGTTTATAAGCATGATCCACAGTCAAGTAATACAACTCTTCCTTCAAGACCATTTACAGTAATTGCAGCTCAAGTTGTAGCAGCAACTACTAACATTCAAATTCAAGCGAATTATGATGCATTTAGTGTTGGTGATTTAGTAGCAATTTACAATAGTGGTCAGATGGAGATCATTCAAGTTACTGCTACACCATATGTAACTGGAACAGATCAGTTCTTACCAACATCATCTAATGCCACATATCCTAACGGTGGTAGAGGTGTAGAAGGCACTACTGCAATAAGTGCTGCTGTTGGTTTGAGTGTTGTTAAGTTGAAGAAACTTGGAACTACAACATTACTAGAAGATCTACCTGGTACTCGTGCATTAAGAGCACCTACAACTGGTAAGACCTTTAAGGCAAGAACTCCTAACACTAGTGATACAAGACTTGAAATTGGATTAGTTAATGCTGATCTAATTCAACCAAAACTTGATTATATCCAGTTCATTAGAATAGGATCTGAGTTCTTTGAGACTGATAGTATTGATGGAAGTCTTGATGTATCATATGCAAGTAAGTTACCTAAGAGTTATAGAGTTCCAAATACTCTAGCAACAACACCTATTCCTTTATATGGTGGTGGTAAGACAACTATTGAAGATGATCTTACTATTAATAATGGTTGCTTCAGAATGTATGGTTCTGATGGTATAACATTAGTTGCATCTATTGCAAATGATGCTGGCCATGCTGGTGACGGATCAATTGAAGATGAAAAAGAAAATACAAATGGTTTAACACTTAAGGGACCAGGTAATTTCTATGGTGATCTGAAGGTATTCTGGGAGTCATGTCAGTCAACTGGAGTCTGTAATGCTTCAGAATCTATCAAGATGACTGCTGCTGAAGGTAATATATTCTTGGGTGAGAAATATTATCAGAAGGGTAAGGTTCTTGAAATAGAATCTGCATCTGAGAAGATGTTCCATGTTGATAATCTTGGATCTGCTGGTACTGGTGGTACTGTTGGTCCTAAGGACTTCACAATCTATCATAACAACGCTATTGATTCATTCGGTATTGAAAAATATTGGACAGCAAATGGTGGTAGAAGACATACATATGTTGCATTTGATATTACAACTGGTATAGGTCAGCAAGAAGTTAACCCACTACAAGTTAATAATAACTATTTGGTTAACTGTACATCTGGAAGCAACATGGTTTTATACCTACCAGACAACCCACAAACAGGTGACATGATTAGATTTACTGAACTTAGTGGTAATCTAACATATAATACAAGTCTGATTATTAGAGCGAAGAAGATTAATGCAATTGCTACATCAATTCAAGGTGATTCAACTGGTTCTAAACTTGATGCAGGTTCTGGTCAGACAAGAACATCAGTATGGGATTCTGGTGAATTGGTTATCCAGACACGTAATAGTGCATTTGGATTAGTTTATGTTGGTACATATGATATAGAAGGATCTACATCACAACAAACAATACCGCCTTCATTAAGAGGTTGGTGGCTCATGGAGTTATAATAGATGGCAGTACATTACGATTCACTAAAAACAATGAGAGCTGCCAAGGTTGGCACAATCATGCCTTGGGGTGGAGATGGAGGAAGTGGTTTCCTTCCATCTAATATTCCTAAAGGATGGATTGTATGCAAGGGTGATACTCTTGATGCTTCTGATTATCCATTGTTGGCATCAAACATAGGTGACACCTACGGTGGTGATATGACCGATGCTAGTGGAAATCACTATGTGTTTCCTTATATTGGTACAGCAGCAAAATTTAGATTACCACAATTATCTAATAGTGCGTTGATGGATCTTGAACCTTTTCATTTACAAGATACTAAGTATCAGCGAGGCCAAACAGATGCTGCAACTGTTTTAGGAAATAGAGTTGCAGATTATGGCGAGACGAACCCAGTATCAACAACATATCAAGCAACAGCAGATATTGATTTTAGTTTAAATCTTTCTGGTAATTTATATTTTAAATTTACTAATATGATATTGAGTGCTCCAGATTTTTTGGAGTCAGTGTACGTCCTTAATCGTAAATTGGGTATTAATCATACTCCAGCACATAGTCATCGTGATACAATTCAATCAGTTAATCCATCTGCAACTGGACCTATGGTATTCACAACTGATCAAGGTGTTGCAATGAGTGGTAGTTCAACAACCACCATTTGTAATGCAACTCATGGTCCTAATACATGTGCTAATGCTGCTACTCAACCAGTATCATGGCAGAATGGTGCTGCTAATGTAACATTTCATGGTGATGAACAGCATGAGTGGACATTACCACGTTGTGAAAGATTCTATGAATTCACCAATGAAACTGGTAAGAATTATTGGGATCATGTTCCAGCTGGTGCTGCTAACTGGAGAGGAAATGATAGGGGATCTGGCCAAGGATCTGCAACTTATACTCAAAATATATTTGGTCAGGGAAATACTACTGCCATTAATGCTACAACTCCAGTAGATACACATAAAGTACCAGCACACGTTGGTATGTTTCCAAGACCAATGGAAAGGAGATCAAGACCAAATTTCTTTGGGTATGATGGCAATCCAAGATCTGCTGATGCTATGGACGATGATCCAGAACATGCAAATGCAAAGTTTGAAGTTGATAATGTAACTATTCCTACTGCTACAAGAGAGATTGTATTACCAGCAGGAGTTAATATTGGTAGAACTTATGGTACTGCACCAAATACATGGGTGCAACATGATAAGATTACTCCATTGATGTTTGTTACTATAAAAGATCCTGCTAAGAAATATACTTATTGGACAAGTACTGGTGGATCACAAGTACAGAAAGTAGAATATGATCAACCAACTGATAAATATACTATTACTGTAACGGATCAAATAGGAACAGTAGGTGGAACAGAGACTTTAGTATTCAGGCATGGTTCATGGCCAATGTCACTCAATCAAGGTAAGGAAAATAAAAATCCTATAGAGCAAGCATTTAGAGCACATAATCATGGTAGTTTTGAGATTGCTCAAGGTATTGGATCAATGAGTGGACCACCATCACATACTGCTGATAATGCAAATGGATCTTCACTACAAGCAGATAGTCTTGAAAATGCTCTAAATATTTCATGTGATACATCACAACCTAGTTGTACACTTACGTTTATAATCAAGGCATACTAATGACAGTTATATACAGTAAAGAAAGAGCAAAGTATGGCAATTTAACAGGTCAAATTATAAATTGGCCAGTTGATTATACAGGTCTTCCAGATGATGCAACAAATCAAAAGAATTTACCTGCTGGTTATTTGAAATGTGATGGCACAAAATATTATGCTGCTGATTATCCTCAACTTGCTGCTATATGTGGAGTGGGATCTAATTGTAAATTTATTAGAAAGAATGCAGATGGTACTGACTTTGATACTATATTAGATACTCAATTTATGGTTCCTGATATGGGATCTAAGTATGCAGAACCAACTTCAGGTGCTAACGCTGGTGTCTATAATAATATAAGACAAGACAATGCATTAGGTAATGAATTTAGTAGGTCTGGTATTGGTATTGAATCAACTTCTGCTATTGGAACTCCTGTTAGAATAGAATATTCTGGACAAATTAATGTACCTAGTCAAGAGATTCCTGTTAGAGGAAAACCATCATGGACATATGCTGGTGCTACTCATTATACTGATACAGAAGG